TGTGCCGCCGTCGATTGACACATCCCCAGCCACAACAAGGCCGTCTGAAGTTACAGTGCCAGTAACATCCAAGGCTGTGGCGGGGGCCGAGTTGGCGATACCGACGTTGCCGCTACCGTCTACTAAAAACATAGTAGTGTTAGAGCTATTTGCAACTACAAAAGAATCATCATTAGAGGTGTTTCCTGCTTTGATTTTAATACCGTCGCCAGTACCGCCATCAACCTCTAAAGGAAAGCTAGGAGCAGAAGTACGAATACCCAAAGATTCCGAAGACGCATCCCAGAACAACGACTGATTTGTGCCACTCGAATCGTAAAAGCTGGTGTCTCCTGTAGCGTGGTCAATAATAAATCTATTGGTCGTGCTGTTTGCGGCATCATTAATAGTCTGTATTCTGAACTGCCCTGCTGTTGTTTTAATCACAGAGTTTACGTCAGTAGTATCACTTTCCATCAACTGAAGCTGAGGAATTGTGTCGTTAACCACAACATCCCCATCAACAGTCAAACCATCAGCAGTCACAGTACCCGTTACGTCGATGTTCCCTGTGCCTGTAATGTCGTTGCTGTTTAGGTCTAAGTCACCGCCTAGCTGAGGAGTGGTATCTTCTACTACATTCTGCAATGCAGAGTCAGCAGTAGTACCCTGTGCCGCAGTAGCGTAATTAGAGGAGTCAAAGTCTTTAACTTGCTGTAAGTTAGTAACCTCTGAGTCCATCAAAGCGCCAGCGTTTTCAACACTAACTGAATCAGTTACATCTGCTAATTCTTCAATATTATCTAGTTTAGTGCCGTCAGTTTGTAAATCACGACCGTCTACAGTGCCGGTAACAGTTATGTCTCCATTGACCTTAAAATTATCATCTGTTTCCCAAAGGCCAGTTGTTTCATTCCACTGAAATACTTTGTCTGTTTCATCACCACGCTCTACCGTAATGCCAGCATTTTCTGTGGGAGCGCCAGTGTGATTACTGTTAAGAACAATGTTGTTGTCGGCAAGATTAATTGTTTCTGTATTTACACTTGTTGTTGTTCCACTAACAGTTAGGTTGCCGCCAATAATTGCATTAGAAGATGTCTGAAGGGTTCCAGTAATGTTAATGTTACCAGTGCCCGTAAGATCGTTTGAGTTTAAATCTAAATTACCACCTAGTTGTGGCGTAGTATCATCTGCTAAATCCTGCATTGCTGAGTCAGCAGTAGTGCCTTGAGCGGCTGTAGCATAGTCAGCAGAATCAAAAGCTTTTACTTGAGCAAGATTTGCAACCTCGCTATCCATTAAAGCGCCAGCGTTTTCAACATTAACTGAATCAGTTACGTCTGCTTCTGCTTCAATAAGATCGAGCTTATCTCCATCGGTCTGTAAATCACGGCCATCGACAGTCCCAGACAGCGATATGTTGCCTGTAATGTTAAGATTGCCAGTGCCTGTAATATCGTTGCTATTTAAATCTAGATCACCGCCTAGCTGAGGACTGGTGTCGCCAACAACACTGGTTTCAATATTGTTCCAAGTTGATCCGTTATAAATTCTTGTACTGTTGTCTGACGTATTAAAATACCAATCACCTGCTGTAACAGCATCACCATTGCCATCTACAGTAGGATTAGACGTTGCTGTACCAAGATAAAACGCATTGATGCTTGTTAACGCAGATTGAGCTGATGTTGCGCTAGTTGCTGCATTGCTTGCAGACGTACTTGCATTGCTTTCAGAAGTCGCGGCATTACTTGCAGAAGTTGACGCGGCACCTGCCGAGCTAGACGCATTAGATTCTGAATCAGCAGCATTAGATTCTGATGTAGCAGCATTAGATTCTGCTGCTTCTGCCGCGATTTTTGCATTAGTAGCTAAGGTAGCTGAAATACCCGCTGAAGTTGCGTGACTAGATGCTTGTGATACAGAAATAGCTGCTGAAGTAGCAGAAGTACTAGCAGCAGTTGCTGAGTTAAAAGCACTAGTAGAATTAAGTGCTGTTGCTGTACTTGAAGCAGCGGCGCTTGAAGCTGATGAAGCTGCTGCGGCTGCGCTGTTTGCTGCCTCTGTTGCTGAAGCTGAAGCAGACGCTGAATCAACACTTACTTGAGACGCTATAGCATCTGTAGTTGTTTCACCAGAACCGCCTTCTCCGCGAAAGATACTCATAGACTGCTCCAAACAAAGAAAAAGAAGGGGGCCATGAAGACCCCCGGAAGGTTTTAGGCTGGGACAGCCATTACAAAACCAGCTTCAGGACGGTATACTTCAACACCGTAGAGGCAATCAGCCGTGTACAGAGTTGAGAGGTATTCCTGCTTGTACTGGGTTTGTGAACGTACAGCTTGCTGCTCTGCCATAACAACAGCGTCACGGTGGAACAATAGCGCTGCTCGTGAAGCAATGCCGTTTGTTTCGCTGTTTTCAGCTGCAGTTTCGATAGTTGCACAGTTGTTTGAGACATAAATGTCTACGCCGTACAAGTTACCGATAAGGCCGGTGCTTACTGCTTGACCAGTCACAAAGTCAGAAGACACGTAACGATCAACACCCATAATAACGTTACGAACCGAAGGTGGGATAACAAGTACACGATCTTCCATAGGTACGTTGTTATCGTCAAGCTTCTGGATCATGTCACGTAAAAACGCATCAGTAAACACGTCAGCTGCTAACATAGTATCCTGAGTAAACTGAGTAGTTGTAGTACCGCCGGAGTTGAAGAAACAACCGCTGTGCTGGTAGTCAGTAGGAGCTACTGAGCCAGCAAATACAACTGAACCGCCGTCACCGAAACCAGTAGCACAAGAGTGCAGGTCAGTGTCAATCTGAGTAGCAAGAGCATAACCAGCGTCTTCAGTATAGAACTGACGGAGGCTAGAAAGCGCCTGTACTTCTACGATGTCTTCGATCAAACGTGAGTATTCGAAGTGACGGTCGATATCAACTGTCAGTTCGCTCTCAGTGTTTGCAATGATAGTAACTGCAGTGTCAGCAGCCTTAGCATTTGCATCGCCACGAGTTGGCTTTGGAATGTGAAGCTTGTCGCCCTTCTTGCCATTCATAGCAATACGCTTGACAAGTGGAGCCATCTTCAGGTTCTTTTGATAAGCAGCAATAATTTCGTCACTCCAGATTTCTGGAATAAACGTTGCCGCTTCAGTCTTCGCAGTATTACCGGCTGCGCCCGGATAAGTTGCAGTAGCCATGTCAATCTCCTAGATTATTTGACTCGACCCTCCGCATAAGCTGCCATAATTTCGTCTGACAAAGCTTGGTAACGATCAGGGTCATCTTTCATTAGTTTAATAATGTCGGCCCTACGATATGTCTTTTTACGAAATCCTGTGTTGCTTCCTCGTGCGTTGCCTGTACTAGCTGCCTTAAGTGTCTGCTTACGTGCCTGTTTTTCAACTCGGGCAGTCTGTTGGGCTACTGTCTTCCGTTCTTTCCAGAGTGAGAAGAGTTCGTCCGCAGAGTCAGCATCATACTGTTGGTCAGCTGCTACAAACAACTGAGTTCTAATTTTAGATGCTTTAATCCACTCAGCAAACTTAGGATCTTCAAGAATAGCTTGCATATCTGGATGTTTAGCTTGAAGCGTAGCCAGTGATGACTGTTTCTTGTACTGCTCAGTGTACTGCTGTGCTTCTCTAATCTTAGGGTGATTCTCAATAGCACGATTGACGGCTGCTTGAGGATCTGTAAAATAGTCTATATCGTCTTCAGGCTCAACGTATTGTTGAGGTGCTGGCGGTTGCGTTTGAGTACTGATGTAATCATCTACAACCTTACGAAGTTCACCTACTTCAGAAGATTGACGACCCAGCAGCTTTTCAGCTTCTTGGTGCATCTGTACAACTTCTTCTAAAGACTTACCTTGGTACTTATCTGGTAAGGTTGATTCAGGTTCTGGAGGTTGCTCAACTTCTGTTTCTTGTTGAATCTCATCAACTTCGTTTTCAATGGTGTCCACGTTTTCCTCTTCAGGTTGTGGATCAAGCATTTGCGCTCGTGACATAATTAAACTCCGTGATTATAATCATTGTGGAGACTTTATTTTTTACCTGCTTTTTCGTGTTCTCGTACCCATTTCATGTGCTGACCGGGGAAGTCCCCTGAAGCACCGTCAAGGTGAAAAGACGGGGCAGATACCATTTTAATAGCGTCAGCGCCACAACCGCACCTACTGGTTGTAACGCCAGACTCTACCATTTCTTCAAAGACATGTCCGTTAGTACAACGGAAGTCATAAAATTTAAACATCTACTGGACCTTCTTCTTCTGCTTCTGCCTGCTCTCTAGATGCTTCTATAGTACCTTGTAGGTTAATTACAGTAGCATAAGCAGCAACTTGGCCTTTACGGAAGAAGAGTTCCTCTGTGTCCTTGACTGTCTGAATGTCAGCCAATTGTTGTGCATTGTTGGATAACTCTTGTATGAGTTGTTTGAAACCTTCATGATTGAAGAGTTCGTTGTAGTTGTCGAAGTAGGTTTCAAGCTCAGGAGCCATAGTTTCCTCTAATGTTGTTAACTATAGTTTTATTATAGCATACTTTTTAGAGAATGTCAAGCTTTTCTTGTAGACTTCCTGCGTCTACCTGAAGCTGTGACTGCGTGTTTAATTGCTTTGGGGCCGGTCTTTCGGCGAGCAGAAGAAGCTTTTTCAGCTTTAGTCATCTTAGCTGC